TTCTTTTCTAGGCATGAAGTCGATAAGAAAGGCCAAGGATTTGATGCAGGAGAAGATGGTTATCCATCTAACGGCAGGATTGCTTGGGCCTTGTGGGGCGGTGATCCAGGCTTTAGCTGGTCTAAGAAGATCGTTGAAAGCCTCAAAGACGATAGGGCAGAACAAAGACCCTATCCGAATGAACACGCAGCCAGAATAGAAGATCCTGCTAAATACGATGAATTCCGAAGATTAACTAATGAATTAGGCGAAGGAATTGATATAATCTTAGGGATTAAAGAAGCAAAATCGGAATTGCAATCTATCCGTTTTGATGCTGATAGATATTCAGTGGCAGAAGCTAAACAATGGCTTGATGAGCATGATTTCAAGCCTATTAAATTTGAACCTGCAATAGAGTCTAAGGATATGGAAAGACATATCATTAATGTTGAAGAAACAGAAGATTCATTCGTAATCGAATTCGAGAAGCATCACATGGATGTTGAAGAAGTCGTAGAAGAATCATCTGAAGAACGAGATGAAGATTACGACGCGATGAAGGACGATATTGGAGGTCGGTTTTCGACTGAAGAAATCGTTTATCGGTCTATTCAATTAGATCGTGGATTCATCGACGAAGATAAAAGAATCGTCCGTATTGGTGTTTCAAGCGAAACGCCAGTAGAACGAGAATTTGGCTTAGAAGTTTTAAGCCATAATCCTGAAGATATCGACATGGAGTTTATGTCTTCGGGTCGCGCACCGCTGCTGAACAATCATGATATGAATGAACAGATTGGCGTAGTGCGTGAATTTTACCTTGACGAGAAGCAGCGGCGAACCGTTGCTTTGGTGGAATTTGGAAAATCTGCCTTAGCTCAAGAGGTTTTTGAAGATGTGAAAGCAGGCATTAAGCAAAACATTAGTGTCGGGTATAGCATCAATCGAATGGTTCGAGCCAAAGGCGACAACGGCAAAGAATACTTCAGGGCCAGTTGGACTCCAATGGAGGCTTCCATTGTTTCAATCCCTGCTGATTCTTCTAAGTTCGTCGGTGTAGGCCGATCAAAAACTCAACCCAATAAAGAGGTGATCCCCATGACTGTAGAAGAAAACTCAGTCGATGTTCGCCAAGTTGGTGAAGAAGCTAAGGCTGCTGCGTTCCGTTCAGCCGCTGAAATCATTGCACTTGGAAAGCATCACAATCAGCGTGAACTCGCTGACAAAGCTGTAGAACGCGGTGTAAGCGTAGAACAATTCCGAGGTGAATTGCTCGAAGCTATCCGTAATGACAAGCCGCTTGAAACGCCTGCTGCTGTTGTAGACATTGCTCCGAAGGAGCAGCGTCAATACAGCCTGCTTCGTGCTATCAAGGCTCAAGTCTCTAACGATTGGCGTGACGCTGGTTATGAGCGTGAAATCTCAGACGAGATTGCTCGACGTGCTGGCAAAGAAGCTCGCGGCTTCTATGTTCCTGCCAACATCAACTGGGGCAAGCGTGATCAAACTGCTGGAACAGATAGCCAAGGTGGTTATCTTGTTTCTACCGATCACATGGCTGATCAGTTCGTTGAAGCACTTTATGCTCGACTGGCTATCACGCAGCTTGGCGCACGGGTAATGCAAGGTCTGAAAGGCGATGTATCTATCCCGAAACTGGCTACTTCTGTAAGCAACTCAGCATTCGTTGCTGAAGGTTCAGCACCGTCTGAAGGCGCAGCAGTATTTAGTCAAGTCACAATGTCTCCGAAGACTTTGGCGGCATATGTTGACGTTTCACGCAAGCTCATGATGCAGAGCGATCCCAGCGTTGAACAGCTTCTCCGTAACGACATCGTTAATACTTTCGCACGAAAGATTGACGAAGTTGCTATCGAAGGCGGCGGTTCTAACGAGCCTACGGGTATCATCGGCAACGGCAGCACTAACGTAGTTGCAATCGGCACTAATGGTGGCGCAGTAACTTATGCTAAAGTTGTTGATCTGATCAAAGAAGTAGAAGTTGATAATGCAATCATCAACGACACTGCTTTCTTGACCAACCCCAAGGTTATCGCTGCACTGCGAACTGTATCCAAGCAAGCATCTGGTGTTGAAGGCAACTTCATCATGGATCCTGATGGTACTGTTCTCGGCACGCGAGTAGCTTCATCAACGCTTGTTCCTTCTGACCTGTCAAAAGGCACTGGAACGAACCTTTCAGCATTGATCTACGGCGATTTCAGCCAGATTCTGCTTGGGTTCTATAGCGGCGTTGACGTTGTAGTCGATCAAGCTAGCCTGTCTACTTCTGGTGGAACCCGATTGGCGTTCTTCCAAGACATGGACGTTGCTCTTCGTTATCCCGAATCTTTCGCGGTAATTAAGGACATCGTAGCTAGCTAATAGCTAATAAGGACGGGGAGCTTCGGCTCCCCTAACTTATGAGGTTTATTATGGAAATTGTTGTAAAAGTTCCTTGTCACATTCACGGCGTTCCTAGAAAGGAAGGCGATGTTGTTCTAGTTTCATCTGCTGAAGCTAGACAGTTCATCAGTTCAGGTCATGCCGTAGAATTCAAAGTAGAAAAAGAGCCAAAGAAAACCAAGAAAGTAGAATCATTGGTAACTCGATAGATGGCCTTAGAATTCGATAATGATTTTGATGGATACTTCGACTCCGATTATGGGCATGGTGTAGCTTGCACCTATACGCCTAGCGGTGGCTCTGCTGTATCTATCAAAGTCATTCTTGATCGTGAGTATCTTGAAATAGATGGTGGGACAGTCGGCGTGAATAGTGATCAGCCGATTGTTTATGGGAAGGCAAAAGACCTTCGCAATGCTTCGTTTGGAGATTCGTTAGCGTTCGCTGCGATTACTGATTTAGATGATAATGTCATCAGGGCTGCAACGACTTATAAGGTAGTTAATGTCCAGCCTGATAATACTGGCATTGTCGCGCTGATTCTGGAATTACAATAATGGCTGATCATATCAGGCAACAGATCCGCGAAAGAATTGCTACGAACGTAACAGGACTGGCTACAACTGGAAGCAACGTTTATCAGTCTCGCGTCTATCCGATGGCTTCAGGCAATCTTCCAGGGCTGTTGATTTACTCAACGTCTGAAGATTCAGAAATAGATGTCATGGGTTCTGTCGGGACTTTAAATAGAATTCTTAATATCACTGTCGAAGGATATGTTAAAAGCATCACTGAATTCGACGATAAGATTGACGATATTTGCAAAGAAGTAGAAACCGCAATGGCTGGCGATCAAACTATCAATGGGCTGGCTAAGAATAGTTTTTTGTCATCGACTGAGATTGAATATAATGGCGATGGTGATCAACCTATTGGTGTAGTTACGATGAATTATGTCGTACAATACAGAACAGCAACTAATGCGCCTGATGCGGCGTTATAGGTGATTTATGGAATTAGTAAGCCCTGATGGGAAAACTAAAGTAGTTCCACACCCGTCCAAAGTTGAATCAATGATCAATCTGGGATGGAAAGAAGTTTCTAAGGCAAAGCCCAAAGCAGCGCCTAAGAAAGAAGAGAAGACTGAACAAGAAGAGGTTGAATAATGGCAACACATATTGGACGTGATGGTATCGTCAAAGTCGGCGCTAATACGGTTGCCGAATTGCGATCTTTTTCCATCGAAGAAACTGGCGACACTGTTGAAGATACAGTAATGACTGACACGGCGAGATCTTTTATCTCAACGCTTACGTCATTCACTGGCTCTGCTGATGTCTACTGGGACGAAACTGATACTAACGGGCAAGGTGCATTAACCGTTGGCTCTAGCGTAACGATTGGCTTCTATCCTGAAGGTGATACTAGTGGTGACACCTATTACACTGGAACGGCTATCGTTACAGGCGTAAGTCGATCAGCGTCGTTTGACGGTATGGTTGAAGCATCAATCACGCTACAAGGTTCTGGTGCATTAACAGCTAGCACTGTCTCATAATGAGTAAGTTAATAGATTCTGCGATTTCACATTTTAGTAATCGAGAAATTCGTAAGTTAGAAATCCCCGAATGGGAAACTACAATTTACGCTAAGAATCTTACTCTTGATGACAAAGCTAGGTGGCTATCTAGGGCTAATAGTGACGGTACAGACTATATGATCTATGCCGTCATTTTTGGCGCTATGGATGAGAAAGGTGATCCGGTCTTTGATCTTGAAGATAAGGTCAAGCTAAGAAAGCAAGTTGATCCTGATATCGTTGCTAGATTAGCTAATTTTGTTCTCAATATAGAACAAGAAGAGAAGGAACGCGAAAAAAACTCATAGATGCCCAAGGCAAACCGACTCAGTTATATTTGATGTATGAATTAGCTGATCACCTTGGGCAGCCACTATCGACAGTCTTGTCAATGACAGAGAATGAGTATAATCATTGGTGGACGTTTCTTAGGATTAGGCAAGAACGAATAGATGGCAACTCAAAAAAACCAAATCCACACAGAGCTAACAGGTCAGGATAACCTTACACCTGTAGTTGATAAAGCCGCTAGGTCGATCCAAAAGTTCGACAAGTCAATGCAAGATACTCAGCGTGGCTTCCGCATGATTCGCGGTGGCGGTGCACAGTTATCTATGCAAGTTCAGGATATCGCAGTCCAGCTTCAGGGCGGGACTCAATTCTTGACTGTCTTCGCCCAGCAGGGTTCTCAGATTGCTTCGCTATTCGGTGCTGGTGGTGCATTCATCGGTGCTTTGCTTGCCGTTGGTGCTGCAATAGGAAATACATTCCTTCCTAGATTATTGGAATCAAAAACAAGCACACAAAAACTTAGAGAAGAATTGGAATCTCTTGGGCAGGTCATGAGTATTGATCTGGCCGATGACACTTTTAAGTTGACTGAACGATTCAGATCTTTAGCAAAGCATTCTGAAGAATTAGCAAATATACAGCTAGGTCTTAATTTGGTTAAGGCTCAGAAGGCTGCTAGTACGGCAATTAGGGCAACAGAAGAAGCTACGTCTGAATTTATTACTACTCAATATACCGCAGAGCAATTTTTAAAAGGCTCTAGAGTTGAAGTTGATAATTATGCCGCTGCCGTAGGGAATATGACCGCAGAACAAGCTGCGGCTCAAATTGCTTTATTAAACAATCAAATGGTGCTTGGCAAACTAGCCACATCATTAGGCGTTAATAATACTGAAATGAGGTTGTTACAGGATGCAGCAATCTCTGTAAGAGATGGCGTTGATGGAGCTATCCCATCATTCCAAGAACTCATTAATCAAATACTTCAGAACCACAAAGGCGCATCGGATCTTAGTGATACATTCGTTGAGCACGCAGAAGCGGTTTTGCAAGCAGCCATAGCTAATGCTGAAGCATCGGCTCAAGTTGAACGCTTAACTGGATTGTTAGCAGATTTAAAAAGCGGATTGAATGATACAAGCGACGGCGCATTAGATCTAAAAAATAGGCAAGATAGCTTTAGAGAAAGTATACAGAAGCAGTTAGAAACGCTTGGAATGAGCAAGCAACAGCTTCTTGAGTATCAAGCCGCTGAACTTGGACTGGCTGGCGATACTAGCCTTCTTGAAAAAATACAGGCGATAATAGATAAGCAAGCCGAGCTAGATGAGAAACAAGGTATAGAAAAACTTCAAACAAGGCTGATGAGCAGGGAAGAAGCATTAAAAGCCAGTTTTGATAAAGAGATAGAATTAATAAACTCGTTTGGTGCTAGATCAGCAGAAAATGAGCAATTAGCGGCAGATCTGAAACTACGAGCTAATAAAAAATACTTCGAAGAATTAGAGAAATTAAGAAAGCAAAGCGCAAACTTTGAAGATAAAACTCGTACAGAACAAACCAAGATGGTTTTGGATGATCTTGGAACTATGTTCAAAGGTGTATCTGCGAATAATAAGAAAATGTTCGCAGTTCAGAAGGCTTACAACATAGCTCAAGCGATCATGTCTACTTATACTGGTGCTACGAAAGCATTAGAGACATACCCACCACCATTAAGTTTTGCTATGGCAGCAGCACAGGTAGCCGCTGGTTTGGCTAATGTAGCCCAGATTAAGGCTCAATCATTTGAAGGTGGTGGTTTCACTGGGTTTGGTGCTAGGGCTGGCGGTATGGATGGCAAGGGTGGATTCCCTGCTATGCTCCATCCTAACGAAACGGTTGTTGATCATACAAAAGGCGGTCAAGGTATCACCATCATTAATAACGTAGATGCTAGAGGCGCAGGCCCAGAAGTAGATATCAAGATCCAGCAAGCCATGCAAGTAACGTCACAACAGACTATCGCTACTGTGCAAGACTTGATGCGTAGAAGGCGGTTCGCATGACAACTTATACATTCGCCACAGATGTCGGTGTAACTCCGACTACTCAGACCTGGGAACTGGTAACGAATACCAAGATGTTTCAGTCTCCGCTGACCAATGCCATTCAGACAACGACTAGGAAAGGTTCGTATTGGAAGACCACTGCGACGTTCAATAATCTGACTGGTTCTGATAGGGCAAAGATGCAAGCATTTCTGGCTAAGTTAGATGGTCAAGTCCATAGGATGTATTTCACCGACTACGGTTATAATCGATCAGGTAATGCGCCTAGCGGTGATTCTGTTACAAACCTAAAAGTCAAAGGCGCAAGCCAGACTGGTTCTAGCGTGATTGCTGATGGTGCTGATTTAAGCAATACGAACTATTTCAAAGCTGGTGATTATGTGGCGTTTAATAACGAGTTTCACATTGTCACGGCTGATTGCTCTACCAGCGGAATCGGTGAAATCACGATTCCTATCGCGCCACCACTTAGACAATCACCGGATGACAACGATCCTATCAACTTTGTCACGCCTTTAGCGGTGATGATCGTTATGTCTACTGCGTCATGGGATACGCGCCCAGGTCGAGTATCTAACTTCACAATAGAAGCAATAGAAGATGTTCTAGCATGACTAGGGGCTTTTCTACAGCAGTCAATACGGCGCTTCAGGCCCAGAATGTTAATCTGGTCATGTTCGCCAAGCTGGAGTTTCCGTCTGGGACGCTCTACGTTCATAACGGGCTTGGAACTTATACTTGGGATTCACAAAACTGGCTAGGTGTCGGAGACTTAGGTTCTATTTCTAAAGTAGAAGAAGGCGTTGATGTTAGCCCTTACGCTATTACTCTTACGTTATCAGGTTTAGATGCCACGATATCAGGCGCTGCGTTGACGGAAGATTACTTCATGCATCCAGTCACTGTTTATCTTGGTGTCTTAGATTCAGACGATACCTTAATTGATACGCCTACCCAGGTTTGGGCTGGGTTTATGGATCAGATGAATCTTACCGTCGGGGCAGATGGCGGTGATGCTATCCAGCTTATAGCTGAGTCTGAGCTATCACGGTTTGATAAGTCTAAAAACCTGATGTACACCAATGCCAACCAACAGCAGAGATATTCTGGCGATTTGTTCTTTAGTCATATTCACAAGGTAGAAGGGGCTAAGATCAAGTGGGGTGCTTATCTTAATGGGCCAGTAGATAACCCACAGACCCCAGGCGATATCAAAGAAGCTCAAGAAATGAGATGATTAAAGTCCTACAAGCCCTGAATAAGTGGGAAAGAAAAGACTTTGATTACGGTTCGGTTGATTGCTGTCAGTTCGCAGGTTTTATAGTTAAAGAGCTTACAGGAAAAGACTATCTAGCCGATTTCCACTATAATTCTGAGACAGATGCTGAGTCTATTATCAAGGACTTTGGTGATCTGGAAGACACTGCTGCAAGCGTTTTGGGGCCTCCTACAGAAGATATAAATTCTTTGAAGGATGGTAGCCCTGTTGTTGTCAAGACGCCACAAGGCCAAGTTATGGGCGTTAAATTAGGCAATACAGCAGTTTGTCTGGTACACAAGGGAATGATCAGAATCCCTGAAGAACATATCGCATCGGGCTGGGATATATGGGCTGGATAGTACCCACAATTAAAGGCATATTAATTGGAATAGGTTCTGCTGCGACGCTTGGAGCAGCGGGAACTGGTGCATTAGCTGCGGTAATTGGCGGCGTTGTTGCGGTCGGGGCTACTATAGCAGCTTCAAAAGTGATGGGCCTCTTTGAAGTAGAGATGCCCAAGATCGATACTGATCGAGCGCGTCAAGCTACCGTTAAGTCTACTACCGAACCTTATAAGATCATATATGGCCAGACTCTTGTTTCAGGCCCAATAGCCTTCGTAGGTACGGCTAATACCGATAACAAAGATCTCTATTACGCCATCGCCTTAGCAGGCCATGAAGTCAATGACATCACTGATATGCATTTTGATGATGTTGTTATTCCTGATTCCGAAATTGGTGGTGGTTCTAGTTCAGGCGGTAACGTTACAGGCTCTGGGATCTTTGGGCCGAAGAACTCAAAAACGATTGTCAAAATCAACAAGTATTTAGGGACGTCTACACAGGCAGCAGATAGTGATCTTGTTGCAGCTTTCACAGGATGGACATCTGCCCACCAAGGTAAAGGAATCGCCTATATCGTCACCAAATGGACGTTAGACGAAGATTCTCAAGAGACCTGGGATAAATACACGCCACAAAACATCAAGGCTCTGGTTCAAGGAAAGAAGCTATATGATCCACGACTAGAATATGCTGCTGTTTCTACTTACGGGCAAGACACCACTAATGCAAGCTATATAGCCTACGGCGATAATCCAGCGTTATGCTTGGTTGACTACTTAATAAATGCCGATTATGGAATGGGCATCGCAGCTTCAAAGATTGATTGGCCTGCGGTAGTCACTGCTGCGAACGGTTGTGATGTTTCCGTTTCGGTTCCTGGCGGTTCTCAGTCTAGGTTTACCTGTAACGGTGTTCTGTTCGGTACTGATTCCCATAGAACGAACATCAACAAGCTTTTAAGTTCAATGAACGGAATGCTTTCCTACGTGAATGGAAAGTACGTCATGCGAGCTGGGATCTATGAAGCACCAGCGATAAGCCTGAACGAA